GCAATTGAATTCATATTAGCCTCCAACTCCAGTTACGAGATCAAATACTTTTTCCACAGCATCGACAAACCAAACCACACCGTCCCAAGCGAAGGGAAGAAGTGCAAAGGTAACGAGCATGGAACGGCAGATACCGAACCGACCAAGAAACTTGGTCACGCAGTCGTGTCCACACGATGTGGAGCAACTCTCATTAGGGGTTTTTGTAGCCATATAATTCTCCTTATGTTGGCTCAAGAGGTCAGATCGACGACCTCACATGAATCACCTGAACAAGCAAATGTTTGAGTCCCAGATGTATTGTCTGTTTCCTCATAACTTGCAAGTTCAGACCAGTCAACTCCGACTGGCATCTCACTTAATAGGTTTATGTAGGTTTCCTCATCACATTCTTGATAAGGAGCCTGACGATAACTATGATCGGAATGTGGGAGGAAAGAAATACCCGACACTTGGTCGAAATATTTCCAAACCCACGATCCAACCTCCATCCACTCGTCCTCCTTGACGGTGATGGTGACAGATGGTTTATGCTCACACCAGTAGTTTTGGTATGTTCTCCACATTTCAAGTTGCTCCAGTGCGGTCATGTCAGAACGACATGTAGCATTTTCTGGGGATTTAATGGGGAATGAGAAAACCATCGTATGATCCGGTTTCATAACACACGGTTCAGCAGGGAATCCCTTGTCAATCATAAATTTGCACAGGGGATCCTTGATGTCCGCTCTGACCGTCCGGATGTAATATGGGCTATGTCTCGCATGAATACCTGAAGCAGCGTCAACGAGTTGTGAGACCGTGCCTGAGGGTTTCACGCAAGTCACCGAAACGGACTGGTTGATACCAATCTTTTCAGCGAATTGTTTGTTAACATTGACAGACTCAACTCGAAGATCCGTGAGCAATTCAGCGAGTCCCAGAACCTCTCCATTCGTTAACGGACAATCCATGATTCCCGTCAGAGACACACCGAGCAATCTTTCCTCTTCACAGTTCTTCTTCCACACGGAGGAGAGATACTTGAAGTTTGTCAATGTAGATTGCCAAGTTCCCAAGATTGTTGCGAGACGGACCTTTCGCATGAGGGACTCTTTGTCATCGTCAACCCGAATGACAACCTCCGAAAGATTGCAGAATTCTTTGTCTCGTAAGATAATTTCGGAACACGGATTTGTTCCGAATTCATAATTTGAGTTACGACCAACATGATCGTCACCACGAAGTTCTTGAACAGATGCAACTTGATCCACCGCTGCCTTTCTATTGAACATACCCCGCTCACCGGACTTGCTCTTGTAGAGCGAAACCCATTCATCCATGAAAGTGCCAATCTCGGGACGTTCTTTGTATGCGACTGAGTTGTTTGCTAACGCTCTCTGAGGATTGGCATCCCACCACTGTCCGGTCTTTGCATCACGCATTCTTTCATCCGTGAGAGAAGAGAGAGAAATCAGGGCAGAGCGACGAACCCCACCAACAACTACAATTTCAGCAATTTTACAGACGATATCGTGGACTTCGATTGAATTAAGTTTGCGACCTGCGGCTTTACTGAAAGAATCCACCGTGAATCGGAATAAGTCCTCAAGGGGTTCTGGTCCAGACGCTCGACCGCCGAATGTCTTAAGTCTTGCTCCAGCAGGTCTAACTTTTGACAAGTCCCATTTTGGAACTTGACCGTTAACGAGTAGCGAGACGAGTTCACGATATGCTTTTGCCCAACCAAGTTTGCTGTCTTGGACAACAATTGTAGTGTGACTTTCGCTAAATTCTTCAGCGAGAGTGGGTAACTTGTTGACAAAATCTCTTTCAACACTGAATCCGACTCCTGTTCCACACATAAGAACATACAAAATCTCATCAAACGATTTAAGATTGTTCATTGCAACGAATGAACAATTGTATCCAGCGACATTCTCTCGTTCCAAAGCGGTGCCTGCGGTCATCAATGCACGCATAGATGGCATCACCTCAAGGTTAAGAACCGCTGATCTAAGTTCTTCCACGACTTCTTTGTCTTCCACATAATTGTGATTGTCTTTCAGATGTTTTTCAAAGAAGTTAAAGTAGCGATCTACTGTTTCTTCCCATGTTTCACGACGATTTTCATTCTCTAACCACCTGCTATATCGACTAAGATGGATAAAGTCCTGATAAGAACTTGGTAAACTCATATATTGTTTTCTCCTGTTTTGCTGAATTGTCTCTTATGTAGTTCAGTTTGTCAAGTGTTTCCACGAAACTGGAAAATAAGGTTCAATGATTTTTCCGACAGCGTTTGCATACTCACGAATCTCCCACTGAGCATGATCGTCCTTGCGTTGCTTGTAGAATCGAGCGTAAGCGGCAAGTGATCCAGTCCAATACCACTCGGTATACATTCCTTGTGGGAGAATAAATCGTGCTTGTTCTGGTGCGATTCCTTGTTCGATTAAATGATTGTAGTTGTTTAACGCTTCAACACAAACATGATCAAAAGCCATACTATAAACATTGGCTTCGACTTCATCTTTCACAAAATCTTCGCTACCTTGCTTCGCACCGTCTGTTGGTTTGCTTCTCCACACAGGATTGTAAAACTCTGGTTCATAAGAAACATAGCGACGGCTGATCTCATTCTCCACGAACCCTTGTTTGTGTTTGAAGAATTGTGTGCGAATAGAAACAGGTGCTTTGACTCGTAGCGTGATCTGCGGGTGAGCAAAGGGTGTCCAGTGTTGATGCTTTGCAAGATAACGAATAAGTTTCTCGTCTTTCTCTTTCAGCACCCTAACATCATCTTTGTTGTAAGGACAACTTTTCAAACGCTCGATGGCATCAAAGTCAAGCCCCCACTCAGACTCTTTGTTAAATGATACTCTTGCAGCATTACACACGGTGAGATCGCTGCCCATGTGATCCATAAGTTCAACATGTCCTTTATCTAAAACCTCAATTTTCACTGATCATCTCCGTCACTTTTTATCATAATGTAAGTAAAAGTAATTATCCCTAAAAATAAAAGAGACAAAAGAATTGTTTCTATTACCGGCTCACTCATCATCTTCCTCCTCATCAACATAATTAAATTCTACACCATCAACATCAGTAAATGTTTTTGCATAATCAACCGCCCGTTTGTGTAAACTTTCGTCCATCTCTTTCACATAATCTGCATAGTGTGTGGAAAATTCAAACACCGCTTCTAAAAAGGCCCTTACCTCATCACTCATATTTTTTTCCAGTCTTTAATTTTTAGATGTGCTTGAAGGCCATAATAAGAATTTTCGTTAATTATACTTTCAACCTTACTTGCGTCCATTCCTCCGAGAACCATTTCATTTATGTCTTTCTCTTTTATATTACTTGGCCACACGCAAACGGTTTTGCCCTTTTCACATAATGTTTCCATGTAAGAAACAATTTGAGAATTTCTTGGTTCATTATCTAAAACATAAATGAGTTTAGATTTTTCAAAATGAGACGGTGTGTTTGTTATCGCACCAGAGCCAACCAAAGCAACCGAGTTGGACAGGAACATGCAATCAATCGGTCCTTCAACAACGTGAATGGGCTTTGTTGTGTCAACAGTCCACTGGTTAAACCAAAGTCTCTCAACATCCTTCGGTTTTGCCGTGAAATATTTTGGAGTTTCTCCGTCCGTAATCCTTCTTCCTTGTGCGGCATAAATTTTGTTTTCCGCATCAGTAAATGGAATCACAAGTCTAGGTTCACTTGGATATTTTACCTCCTCATTAATTGCTATTGAGGCATACTCGTTAAAGTCATCAACGTAAAAAAGTTTATCATGCCATTTAGTTGGTATCTTTCTGTTCATCACAAACTGTTTACACTCATGATCATCGTTTAACACAGAAATTTTCTGTGTGAAAACAATACCGGCATGTTTAGTTTTAAAAGGCACAAAATCCATTTTTATTTCTTTCTTCTTTGTTTTCTTTTTCTTACCAAACTTTTCTTCAAATGTTTCCATTGAGTATTCACTTGCAAGAGACGGTGCAATTTTTTCTAGAAAGTTTTTTATGTTGCTACCAAAACCACAATTGTGACAACGGTAAAAAAAAGAATTATTTTTTTCGTAAAAGTAACCTCTACACTTTGTTTTATTTTTTTGTGAGTCTCCACAAATGGGACAACGACAATTTGCAAGATTACCCGACTTCCATTTAAAAAGAGAAAGTTGGCCCGAAACTAAATTAATAAACTTTTTGTCAACGAAAGAGGTCATTAGATATTCCAACCACTAACTTTTTGTTTTTCAAATTTTTTTGGTCTAAAGTCAAAACCATTCCCCGGAACATCTTTGTTTTCATAATTAGAATCTGAAAGGTCTTCGTTCTCCTCTGGTTGAACGTCATAAAGTTTCATCTTTGATCTGTCAATACCTAAAACAAATTTTCGATTGACGGTTGCACTGTTATACCGATTCTTTAACTGCTTAACCATGACCTGTCCCAATTCCTCCAACTCTTCGGTACTTGTGATTGCAAACATAAAGTCCGCTGTCTGTGGCAAACCGAATGACTCTGCGGTGTCCTCCAGCCCAACGTCCGTGCTTACAGAACCACCTCTGTTCAATTGTGTGGCAGTAAAGACAGGAACGTTATACTCACCAGCGAGTCCTCTCAATTCCTCCGCAATCGCTTTCACAAAGGTATATGAGTTTACACTTCCATTTGCCTTTAATCTGGATGAAGAGCAGATGTTAATATAGTCAATGAAAATAATATCAGGGACAAAACTTTTTTTCAACTTCAACTCATCTAACAGAACTCTAAAGTGATTTGCATTTGCCGTTGATGTCGGATACTCTTTGATAATTAATTTACCCTTGACATTTTGACTAACAGTTTCAACTTTCTTTTCATACACGCTTTTTGGCAGGTCTCTTAGATCATTTACAGGGACATCAAGTAAGTTGGCATCAATTCTTTCTGCGATTCGTTCCTCTGCCATTTCAAGTGTGATGTAAAGCACGTTAAGATTTTGCAACAAACAATTTGCTGCATGATGACACATATAAAGAGATTTACCAACACCAGTTCCTGCCATCACAACATTCAAAGTTTTTAATGGTGTTCCACCACCTGTAATTTGATTGAACAAATCTAAATCAAAGGGTATTTTTTTCTCTTTTCTTTGATAAAAATCAAATCTGTCAGAGGAATCATCAATGTAATCGTGTCCGATGTGTGTGTCAAAAGAAACAGCCAAGGCATCAGAGAGCATACTGGGCAAAGATGTCCACTTTTTGTCTGGAGAATCTCCTTGTAAAACTTGAATGCCTTCACTCATGGCATTGTAAATAGCACGATATTGACAAAACTGTTCTGTTTCATCAATCAACCATGTTTGATCTACAACGTCGGCATCTGAAAAACTTTCAATTAATTCAACACATTTATCGTGTTCATCTGATGACATCTTATCATCATTTTCAACAATAATACCGAGAGCACTTTTTGTGGGTGAAGAATTATATTTCTCTATGAATGTTTTAATGTGAGTAAAAAGTTTTTTCTCGACTGGATCAGAAAAATATTCCTGCACCAAAAAAGGGATAACTCTTCTAGCGTACTCCTCATCAAAAATCAAATTTTCGAGGATAACCTCAGTTTGTTGCTTCATCTAGTCTCTCATTAATGGCAGACATTAAAATATTAGTAAGAAAAACTTGCATCTCATTGCTTTCCTTTGGTGCTGCGAAATCTTCTCTTTGTGTGCCAATGTTGTAAGAAAAATCAACGGAGATATTCTCCTCAAACATCATGTCGATGTTAGTATATTCAACAACACAATCATCAAAATAACCACCCTGTAAAGAAACCACCATTTTTTCCTCAGTCTCATCAAGAATAGAAAAACTGGTAAGGATTCTTTCTTTTTCCCAATCAATTGTCATATCTAAATTCCTTTCGTGTAAACTCGTCGATCTTATCCAGAACTTCTTGTGTGTAATACTTTTCTGGATCGTTGTTGATCTGTTTTTCAAATGCAGTCTTGCCATCAGGCAGTTTAATGCGAGTCGAAACTTTCTCAAACACACCAGCAGCAACGGCAAAATCAACGAGTCCGTAATACTTGTTCAGCCCTGTCTTGTAATTAAGTTGCACTGTAACTTCTGAATTTTCTTTCGTCAACCTTCCTTTGAAAAGTTTGCAACGAATCAAGTTACCAACGATGTCGGTTCCGTCTTTGTCTTTTCTTTTCGATAGATACACGATGGTCGAAGCGGCATACTTCAAACCAGAACCACCCGACATTTCTTTGGTTGGGACATAAGCACCAACAACATCGTAAGTGTGATTCGTCATGATCATCGGAATGCCGACTTGTCCGAGTTTCAAAGTGAGAACACGGAACGTTGACTTGACAAGTTGTGCCCGAGTCATGTCACGAACGTTCTTGCCGTCTGCGATGTCATTCACTTCCTTGTTGGTAGGAAGCATACCTAGCGAATCAAGAACCATCATAGTTGGTTTGCGATCTGCTTTGTCAGTCTTTTCGATACCTTCGATAATCTTGAACGCTTGTTGACGAAAGTTCTCCACGGTGTCAACAGGGAACACGGCAATCCGTGATGGATCAACACCACGATCCTTGAACATGTCCGAAGTCACCGCTTGCTCTGAGTCAAAGTAAAGAACAACAGCGTCTGGATTCGACTCAAGAAAAGCCTTTACCACTCCAATGGAGAAGAATGTCTTTCCGGTTGCTTGTTCTCCTGCGAGTGCGAGAATCTTGTTGTCAGGAATGCCGCCATAAATACTACCACTAAGAAGAGCATTAAAAGCATAACTGCCCC